TCTCTCACCTATCAGTGGCAACGACTTGATGTTACTGGTGGAGAATGGACAGATGTATCAGGTGCAACTTCTGCAAACCTCGCACTTACTGGTGAAACTGCTAGTGAGACTGGAGATAAGTTCAGGGTTAAGGTCAACAACTCCATTGGTGGTGTTGAAGTAATTACTAATGGTGCTGCTACACTAACATTCGTTAGCTAATGTAAATGAATTTTGATGAATTGAACCAGGACAACTGGTTGATGTTTGCTATTAAAAATTATGATAACCCACTCTCTGTAACCTACGAAGACTTTGAAGAAGATTTAAAACGCTTCAAATATATTAAGAGACTTCTGAGGAGATATGAAACAAGTGGAGATTTCAAGGTTCATCTGATCCTAAATCATATTATAATACTATACAATGCGTTTGGTGATGCAGCAACACCGTTGCTGTTCTTTAAAATAGATGCAACGCATTGGTCTATCCTAAAAGCTTTCATGTACTTTTTAGATAGATTACCCTTAAACCTAAATACCGATGTGGATAAAGAATGTCTAAGGCAACTGAGTCTAATTTAACTGAGATGATGGCTGGCGATGGTGCTGCCTTATCAATGCCTCCTGCATTCGTATTCGTCAATACTAAGTCTGCTCGTAAATACAAAAAAGCGAATCAAGACATGGTAGACGGACGCACCAAGGGTGCTAAAACTATGCTCTCTCGTATTACCAAAAGGAAGATGAAGAAAGAAGAACTAGAAACAACTATTTCTGAAGCAGCACCTACTGAAACAGAACGTGCTCAAAAGCAGATTGGTCAAATGAAAAAGTTGAAGCGTCAGAAGGCACTTCAAACTAAGAAAGACCAAGCAAAGAAAGGAATGCAAGACAAGTCTAAGGAAATGGATATCCTTATGAAGGCTCGTCTATCTGATTTTAAAAAGAAAGCAGGTTCACAGACCAAGAAATTACAAAAGAATGAAGTGGAACACACAGGTGATAACATTATGAATGAAAATACACAAACAGTAGATGCTTTAGATGTAGCATTACAAGTAGCGACATCAGAACTTAATCCTAGAGGAGAGACAGACTTTGCTAAGATTACTTTTGCTGATAAGTCCGAACAGAATTTAGATAACTTCTCTGCTAAGAAGATAGCAGCTGCCTATGCTCAATTGGGTGACGAGCAACAACAGCAGTATAGATTTATGTTGAATAAGGATGCGTCAACCTTCCAGACTGCTCTGGATTTCGCAATTCGCAACACCTAATGGCCGAGAGTATCAACGCTGCTATAATAGAGCGGCTGGAGAAAGTAGTTGATACTCTCCAAGACAATTCAGTTAAGATGGGTAACCTTCTTGCTGTTCACAATGAGAAGTTGGACAAGCAAGATAGGATTGATGGTGTTCTCTTTGAGAAGATCGAGTCAGTCCATCGTGAAGTAAACCGTCAAGCAATTGATATAAAGAAAGGTTGTGAAAGGGATATACGTAAGGTTGATGACCGTCTTAGAACGATGGAAAAGAAAATGTGGACTATTTTTGGTGCTCTTTCTATTATATCTTTCATCGTTAGTCCAATCGGACAAAAAATTATTGGACCAGCATTTCAACCGTCACAAGCAGAGTTGACGAGATAGAATTTTTCTAGTATAGTAGTGAGTACTATAAAGGTATTGGATGTCCGTACTAGACGAACAGTACATAACACTAGTATCTCACAGGCTTAACCTCTTTTCAAATAAGAAGAGAGGTCTTTATAATTTTAGGTGTCCTTACTGTGGAGACTCTAAGAAGCATAAGAATAAAGCTAGGGGATACATCTTTCTGATAAAGAATGATTATGTTTACAAGTGCCACAACTGTGGTGTAGGTAGGACACTATCCAATTTTTTAAAAGATCAAGATCCATTACTCCATGACCGATATATCATGGAGAAATTTCGTAGTGCTGATAAAACTGGGTCACGCACATTCACACCCGAACCAAAATTTAAGTTCAAAAATCCTACTTTCAATACAATTGATTTAGAGAAGATTTCAGAGCTAAATACCTCACATCCAGCAAGAAAATATCTAGAAGATAGGAAGATATCCTGTCTAGATTACTTCTATTATTGTCCCAAGTTTAAAGCTTGGACTAATAAACAGAAGAAGACATATGATACAGAAAGAAAGGATAGTCCGAGAATAATTATACCATTCAAAGACAGTGATGGTAAGCTCTTTGGGTATCAAGGTAGATCGTTAGCCCCTACGGCAAAGATGAGGTATATCACGATCATGCTTGACGAGAGTAGACCTAAGATCTTTGGATTGGATAGGATTAATAAGGACAAACCAGTTTACATTACAGAAGGACCATTCGATGCGACATTTCTTAAAAACTCGGTTGCTATGGCTGGCTCCGATGTTGATCCTCGGACGTATAGTTGGAGCGATTATATTTGGGTTTATGATAATGAACCACGCAACAGAGAGATCGTCAGTAGAATCTCCCGATCCGTGGACAGAGGAGATAAGGTCGTAATATGGCCTAAGAATATACAGGAGAAGGACATCAACGACATGTTCTTAGCTGGACATAACGTACAAACCGTGGTAGAATCAAATGTATACCACGGACTAGAAGCAAACCTTAGACTTAACGACTGGAAAAAAGTATGACCAACGGAACAGACACAAAAGTACACAAGCGTAACGGTGATATTGAGGGGTTGAACCTCGAAAAGATCCATAGAGTAGTAGCAGATGCTTGTGAAGGTCTTGGTAGTGGTGTTAGTGCATCACAAATAGAAATGAATTCTGGGCTACAATTCTATGATGGGATTGAGACCTCTGATATTCAAGAAATTCTTGTTAGATCTGCGAGTGATCTGATTAGTTTAGAACAACCTAATTATCAATTTGCTGCTGCTAGATTGCTTCTGTATGGACTTAGAAAGCAGGTGTTTGGTTCCCAATGGCCGAAAGGTTACCCCCACCTATTTGATCATGCTACAGACTGTGTAACAAAAGGTGTATACGATGGTAGCATATTATCTAAATACACCAAAGAAGAGTGGGATAAGATAGATTCGTGGATAGATCATGATCGTGATCTATTATTTACATACGCTGGTCTTAGACAGGTAGCAGATAAGTATCTTGTACAAGATCGTAGTACTAATGAGGTGTATGAGACACCGCAGTACATGTATATAATGATTGCTACTACTCTCTTTCAAAGCTATCCCTTAGAAACGAGACTGGATTATGTCCGAAGATACTACAACGCAATCAGCAGACACTACATCAACATCCCAACACCAGTCATTGCAGGAGTCAGAACACCTATTCGTCAATTTGCATCTTGTGTTCTGGTTGATATTGATGACACCCTCGATAGCATCTTTAGCAGCGATATGGCTATTGGCAAATATGTCGCACAGAGGGCTGGTATCGGCATTAACGCAGGCAGAATCAGGGGCATCAACAGCAAAATCCGTGGTGGAGAAGTTCAGCACACAGGTGTGGTCCCCTTCCTTAAAAAATTCGAGAGTACTGTTAGATGCTGTACGCAAAACGGCATCAGAGGAGGGTCAGCTACTGTCCACTTTCCTATCTGGCATCAAGAAATCGAAGACATCCTCGTCCTCAAAAACAACAAAGGAACCGAAGACAACAGAGTCAGAAAGTTAGACTACAGTATACAATTATCTAAATTATTCTATGAGCGATTTATCGAAAACGGTACTATTAGCCTATTCAGCCCTCATGATGTCCCTGGGCTTTATGACGCTTTTGGTAGCGATACCTTTGACGAACTCTATACTCGATACGAATCAGACGAATCGATCCCAAGAAGTACCATTGGTGCACAAGAGCTAATCCTAGATCTCCTTAAAGAGAGAGCAGAGACTGGTCGTATTTACATCATGAATATCGATCATTGTAATAGTCATAGTTCATTCAAAGATAAAGTTAGCATGAGTAATCTCTGTCAGGAGATCACTCTACCTACAAATCCGATTCAACATATTGATGGTGGTGGTGAGATAGCATTGTGTATTCTATCTGCTGTTAACGTAGGTAAACTACGTAATTTAGAGGAGATGGAAGAGTTATGTGACCTATCTGTAAGAGCTTTGGAAGAGTTAATTGATTATCAGAAGTATCCAGTAGAAGCAGCACGTAAGAGCACCCTTGCAAGACGTTCTCTTGGTGTAGGATTCATTGGATTAGCACATTATCTTGCTAAGAATGGTGTTAAGTATGAAGATCCAGAAGCATGGAAATTAGTTCATGACTTGACTGAATCATTCCAATACAATTTACTCAAAGCATCTAATAAGATTGCTGAAGAGAAAGGATCTTGTGATGGATTCAATCAAACAAAGTACTCTGATGGATTCTTACCCATTGATACTTACAAGAAAGATGTAGATGAAATTGTACCTAACAAACTTAACTATGACTGGGAAGAACTTAGAGAGTCTATCAGAATTCACGGACTCAGACATAGCACTCTATCGGCACAGATGCCTTCAGAGTCCTCATCGGTTGTCTCTAATGCTACAAATGGTATTGAACCACCCAGAGATTATATCTCAACGAAGAAGTCTAAGAAGGGACCTCTCAAACAGATCGTACCTAACATTGCCACCCTTAAGAATAATTACACGCTCCTTTGGGATATGCCTTCTAATGCTGGTTATATTAATATAGTAGCAGTGATGCAGAAGTTCTTTGATCAAGCAATCAGTGGTAACTGGAGTTATAATCCGCAACAGTTTGATAACAATGAGGTTCCTACCTCAGTGATGGCTCAAGATTTGTTAACCACTTACAAATATGGTTGGAAGACATCTTACTACCAGAATACATATGATAGTAAAACAGATGAGGTTGATCTAGATTCAGATAAAGAATCAGTTCAAAATCTTCTAGACGACATATTTGCTACCGAGGAGGAAGACTGTGATAGCTGCAAAATCTGATGGAATTACTGGTATGACGGTCTTTAATACAACGAAGGTTGATACCTCTAAACAACAGATGTTTTTTGGTCCTCCACTTGGAGTACAGCGATACGATAAGTTTAAGTATCCTATCTTCGACAAGTTAACACAGACACAACTAGGATTCTTCTGGAGACCAGAAGAAGTATCTTTACAGAAAGATAGAGCAGATTATCAGACGTTAAATGCAGCACAGAAACACATATTTACCAGCAACCTTAAGTACCAGATCCTCTTGGACAGTGTACAAGGTCGTGCACCTGGTATGGCTTTCATGCCTTACTGTTCACTACCTGAGCTTGAAGGTTGTATGAATATATGGCAGACTATGGAGATGATTCATAGTAGGTCATACACTCACATCATTAAGAATGTATACCCAGATCCATCTGAGGTCTTTGATACTATACTAGATGATGAGAAGATACTAGCACGTGCTGAGTCAGTTACTAAAGCATATGATGAGTTCATTAATTATGCACAGGAGTACGGTCAGAGTACTGCTTGGAAATCTGATATGAAGGATCATCCTAACTCAGAGTGGACACGTAAAGATTTAAAAAGACATCTCTATAGGGCAGTTGCTAATGTATACATTCTTGAAGGTATTCGCTTTTATGTCTCTTTCGCTTGCAGCTTTGCCTTTGGTGAGCTCAAGTTACTTGAAGGATCAGCAAAGATCATCTCCCTTATTGCTAGAGATGAGTCACAACACATGGGAGTCACCAACAATATACTAAACAAGTGGAATGAGGGTGATGATCCAGAGATGGTAGAGATAGCAAAGGAAGAAGAGGAGAATGTTTATCAGATGTTTAGAGAATGTGTTCAAGAAGAGAAGGAATGGGCAGAGTATTTGTTTAAGGATGGTAGCATAATTGGACTTAATGATGTATTATTACAGAAGTATGTTGAATGGACTGCTAACCGTAGGTTGAAATCTATGGGGTTGAAACCTATATACGATACACCACTAGCCAATAATCCACTCCCTTGGACTGCACACTGGTTAACCTCTAAGGGGTTGCAAGTAGCACCACAGGAAACAGAGGTTGAAAGCTATATGATAGGGAGTATAAAACAAGATGTTAAGAAAGATACTTTCGCTGATTTCAAATTATGACTCAAAGTACAGAACCCGAACAACGAGACGAGTCGTGGAGAGAAGAGTACCTAGGTATGAAAGCTCACGGCAAACTCAACCGAGAATTGTTGATGAATGGTCCGAAGAGTCTTGCCCAGAGTTGGTTGATGCAAGCGATGCACAACGACTGGAGGAAGAAGAAGGGTATCAAGACCCCAGAACCACCCAACGTGCAGTCGAGCATGAAGGAGTTCTTCCAGAGAAACAAAGACCAAGGAATTTAATACCCGATCCGTGGGAAAATCATTATGACGATCAAATTGAGAAAAGAGAGGGTTGAAAACCTCAATAATTATGGCGAAAAATACGACTTAATATACATCGACCCTCCCTTCGGTCTCGATAGGGAGTTCTTCATGTTTGAAGAAGACAAGAAGGTCTCCTTTGATGATAAATGGGAGTCAACTGATGCCTATATTGAGTGGTATGCTACTGTAATACAGGACTGTTATGCAGCACTGAAACCAAATGGTTGGTTGTACTGCCACAATAACTTTGATAGTAATGCACTGGTACTAGGTGACCTTACTAAAGAGGTTAGAGGTAAGTTTTACACCAATATATCATGGAAGAGGTCAGGTCCAAAGAATAACATCAAGAAGGGATGGGGCAACATCGTTGATTCTATCATGACTTTCCGTAAAGGTGACCCATATTTTGATGTACAGTACCAACCACTAGATCCTACCTATGAAGCCAACTCATTTAAGAATAAAGATGAGAAAGGTTTCTATGCACTAGGCAAACTGACTGGTGAGAAGTCTAGACCAGGTCATAAGTATCAGTATAAGATGTATGATCCTGAGTATGGGTGGAGATTTGACTTCGATAAGACTAAAGAGCTTGATGCTCAAGGTCTGATTCATTATGGTAACAACCTACCATACAAAAAGATCTATCTATCTGAGTCTAAGGGGTCTCCTATCCAGAATTTCTGGGATGATATACATTTCATCTCTAGATCAGAGAAGAATAAGCGTAAGTATCCTACCCAGAAACCCGTAAAGTTATTGGAGAGGATCATCAAGTCATCATGTCCTAAAGATGGGACAGTTTTTGACCCCTTTTGTGGGTCTGGAACCACTGCTGTAGCAGCATTTAATCTTGATCGTGACTGTACTGTCTGTGATGTTAGTGATGATGCTCTGAAGATAGCACAAGCTGCATTAGTCGAGTGTGGTGCTCATACAGAGGAGAGGTTGGTAGGATAAATATGGCTAGAGATATAAAAATTATGAAATGGCTGAAGAGGGAGTTTATGAAAACCCCTGGATATATGAGGGTGAACCTTTTATTACTGAGCACATTGGCGACCAGTTCGGTTTTGTCTACAGGATTACTAATATCCAGACAGGTAAGCAATACATCGGACGTAAATACTTTTGGTCCAAACGTAAACCTAGAGGTGGTAAGAGAAGGGTTACGTCTGAGAGTGACTGGAAAAAGTACTACGGAAGCTCTGACGAACTTAAGGCAGATAGAAAACTACTTGGGAACGAGTTATTCAAGAGAGAAATCTTATCCACCCATCCCACCAAAGGAAAGGTAAATTACGAGGAAACAAAACAATTGTTTCTTAATAATGTCTTGCAAGAGACTTTGGATGATGGAACACCAGCATACTATAACAGTAACATACTAGGACGCTACTACAGAAAGGATTATGCCTAAAATTGATGCACGATTTATAAAAAAGGAGACTCCAATCTTTACTACTATAATTGATGATTATGAATCAATCAATAAGCATGTAAAGATGCACATACTCACCATGAAAAAGCAAAATCCTCAAGGGGTTGAGAGTAATGTTAGAGCATGGAGAAGTCATTGGTTCACTCACAAGATAACAAAAGCATTTGATCCTCTAGTAGATATAATGACTTCAGCTTGTGATTATGTTAGTGAGCATTATTATAATGATAAGGAAGCTAAGGTTGAGCCCTTTAACTTTTGGGTGATGGACTACTTAGATGGTGATCAAGCTGTGCATCACAATCATTGGCCTTCTCTTTACTCAGTTGTTTATTTTGTTGATGTTGAAAAAGGATGTGCACCCTTAATTGTTGAGGATGAGGTTATACAACCTGAGAATGGTATGTTAGTTGTATTTCCTGGAAATCTAGATCATGAAGTACCACCTACTAAAGGTAGAAGGATTGGTGCTGCTGGTAATTTTCATTTAATACCAGTTGATATATATGCAAACCCTCCAGAACCAGAAGGGGCAGAAGGGAATGGACCTAAAAAAGTTTATCATCCTTCAATATATACCGAGGATAAATTTAGAAGCGAAGGTTTTCAAAGAAAAGTAGCTGCTGCTGAGAAACAGAAACCCACAGGATTTAAGCCATGATTAACCTTGACGAAAAGTTCCATAATTATCTGGAACATGGAGGTAAAACCTTCAGAATTGATGGTGTTAATGAGATCCTTAAGGGTTACGGATACCATTGTGATGGAAACGACATAGTAGGGTACTACGTAACGACAACTAACTATAAATTGTACTATAATCTGAATGAACAATTCCTACGAATGGAAGCTTTAAACGAATGAAGTACTTATTTACAGCAATTCTAGCATTTTTCTTTGCCCTACCTGTATGGGCAGTTGAAGTACAGATGGGTTACAATGGTAATCTAGTCTTTGAACCAAATGAAGTTACGGTTAATGCAGGTGATACAGTTACCTTTGTTAATAACGCATTACCTCCTCATAACATCATCGTAGATGGTAGAGCAGATCTATCAAGAGAAGCATTGATGTTTAGTCCTGGAGAGACACAGGAAATCACCTTTGCTGATGCAGGAGACTTTAATTTTAAGTGTGCTCCTCATGAAGGAGCTGGTATGAAGGGTGTAATTCATGTTAAATAACAATAGTTATTAGGAACATATGCTATCAACACAATACCGTTTGAGACTAACAGCAATCTGTAAAGACATAGGTGCTGGAG